TATCGCCGTGACGAAACTGAGATTTGGGGAGGATTGACATGACCACATTACGCATGATTCCCGGCATTACATACACCCGGAAAAACCTTGAAGCACTCACCGGTATGCCGGACAGAGAGAACCGCCGGATGATACGGGAGCAGCGGCGGCAGGGTGTGCCTATCGTTGCCATGAAAGACGGCGGCTACAAGCTGGCGGAAACGGAGGAAGAAAAGCAAGCCTTACTTTCCATGTACCGCAAGCGGGCATTGGACGAGCTGGGGACATACCGACGCCTTGAAAAGGCCATGCAGGTTGACGGGCAGATGGAGATGGGAGACGGAAATGGCTGAACTGCACTTTACCATACCCCTGCCACCTGTGACGAAGAAAAACAGCCAGCGCATTATGCACAGCAGCAAGACAGGGAAATCGTTTATCATGCCGTCGCAGAAGTACATCGACTACGAGGCAAAAGCTGTGTGGTACTGCAAAAAGGCTGGTGTGCATGAGCCGATCGATTATCCAGTGGAGGTTAAATGCCTGTTTTATATGCCCACCAAGCGGCGAGTGGATTTAACCAATCTGCTGGAAGCTGTTGACGATGTGATGGTCAAGGCGCGTGTGCTGCTGGACGATCACTGCGGCATTATCGTCAGTCATGACGAAAGCCGGGTGCTGTACGACAAGGAGACCCCACGGACGGAGGTGAGCATAACCGCCTATGAATGATTTTGACTATGACATCGTGCAGAAAAAGCGTGTTGCAAGAGGTGCGTTTGCCCATGTAAACCGTAAGCGTGGGAAATGCAGATTGCCCAGTGACTATCTCACTGCGGCGCAGAAAAAGGAGATGAACGGAGCGGTGAAAACTTACAACATCACGCGGCCTATGCCGTTGGATGAATTCAAGGGAATGCCGGACGATCTGCAGCGAGAATACCTGCGGAATATGCAGAGTTGTGGAGCGGCAGCTACATACCTTGCAGACGAGATGGGCTGTTGCAGCGCCACCATCAGAGAATATGGAGAAAAGCTGGGCGTGCCGTTTGTGCGAGGTGGTCGGAACCTTGACTTGTGGCAAAAGAAACTATCGGAGTGGCACACAGCCGAAGTGACGGCAGCAGAAACGCCGGAGAAGCAGACCGACGAAATTGCCCCACCCGCAAGGGGTGCAGAGCTGCTGCACGCACGGCTCACTATCCGGGGAGACCGGGAAAGCGTTTTGCAAAATCTACGCCTGCTTATGCCGAATGAATGTGAAGTCACGGTTGAGTGGTGAGAGGAGGAGAAAACTTGTGAAGGAGCATATTACCACTGGAGGGAAAACGCTTTGCTGGACTTGTAGAAAAGCGTATGGAAAATGCTCATGGACAGAAGTAGACTACACAAAAAAGGGCTGGCCTATACGCTTTGAGCCGGTAAAGGGATGGAATGCAATTCCGACCAAAAACGAAAAATACACATCGTTTTTGGTGGTAAGTTGCCCAAAGTACGATCCTGATGATAGAAAGGAGGATACACATGACGGCAGATTTTGCGGGTATGGGGAAGCGCCTGCGGGAGGCGAGGGAGAAGGAACTTATGTCGCAGAATGATTTGGCTTTGGAATCTGGTGTAGCACCATCGACAATCAGCTATATTGAGTGTGGACACAGCACCGCATCGGTGTGGGTGCTGGCACATATCTGTGATGCGCTTGGGGTATCTATGCAATGGATGGTATACGGGAGAGGAAGAAAATGAGCAGAAAGAGCATATTTACAGTTGCCGGAGGTGCGGCCCTTGGTCTGCTGTTTGCCGCCGGGATATTGTGGGTGGAGCTACTTGCCGCAGAAGCGGAATATGTGGAGGAGCAAGAACCCGTTTCCCCGCCGGTGGCGGAAGTAATCCGCCAAGAAACGCCGCAGGAAGCCGCCTACACGAACGAAAGCACCATGACCGTGACAGCATACTGCCCATGCGAAAAATGCTGTGGAGCGTATTCAAACGGCTATACAGCCACAGGAGCGAAAGCCACACAGGGCGTGACCATCGCAACGGACCCGGATGTTATCCCGATGGGTACGGAGGTTGAGATTGATGGGCATATCTACATAGCGCAGGATGTGGGAGGAGCAATCAGCGGAAACCGCATTGACCTGTACTTTGATAGCCACGAGGACGCCCTGCAGTGGGGTGTCCAGGAAAAGATCGTGAGGTGGAGCGAATGAATCAAATCGCGCTGAACGTAGACTGCATGGAGTATATGCAGGCGCTACCGGATAAAGCATTTGATCTTGCCATTGTTGACCCACCGTATGGAATTAGCATTCATGATAGTGGCCGATTGAAAAAATACAATGCCACTGAAACAAGATGGGACGATGCGACTCCAGGTGATGTGTATTTTAGCGAATTAAAAAGATGCAGCAAAAACCAAATAATATGGGGGGGAAATTATTACGATCTTCCGCCTTGTAGGGGATTTGTTATTTGGGACAAAAAGCAGCCGGAAGATATTTCTTTTGCATCTTGCGAATTTGCATGGACTTCTTTCGATACATCTGCGAGAACTTTTTATTACTCGCCGTTGCAAGAAAAGGGGCAAAGAATACATCCAACGCAAAAGCCCGTGGCATTGTACGAGTGGCTGCTGATGAAGTACGCCAAAGAAGGCTGGCGCATACTGGATACACACTTGGGCAGTGGAAGCAGCAGGATAGCGGCTTACAACCTCGGCTTTGAGTTTGTGGGGTGCGAGATCGAACCGACATATTTCCAACTGCAAGAACAGCGGTTTGCGGATCATACGGCGCAAGAAAGGATGTGGTAGGAATGAAAAGCCCCTGTGTGAAGGATTGCCCGGACAGGCTCCCATGCGGGGCCTGCCGGAAGAGCTGCGAGGCGTTCCGGGCGTATGAGGCCCAGCGGCTGGAGGAAAAGCCCTGGGTGGATCAAGCCAACACCGCCGCCCGGGAGCGCTATGTGCGGCATAGCGCAAGGTTTGCAAAGGCCGGGAAAAGACATATGAGATAGGAGGTTGACAATATGGATGCTGTGAAGTTTATTGAGGAGCGGAACAGAATGTGCGGCACCATGAGTGAGGTGTGGGGCGTTGATGCGGCGCAAATTGTGAAGAACACCGAGGAATGGTCTGCTGCACACCCGCGTAAGACCAGACAGAGCGTGTTTCTGGAGCAATACCCGGAGGCGAGAATTGGAAATCATGGCGTGCTGCTGGTATGCCCCTGCCCAATTTCTGCATCGCACAGGAACGCAGGTGGCGGCTGCGCAACCATTGGTCGCAGATGCGACGACTGTCGTAAAGAATATTGGATGCAGGAGGTGGAGTGATGGAACGACTGACGAAGCGCGACACCGATGGACAGGCAATGATGGACTGCCAGAAGTGCGAAGCGGATTGGATGGGTAAGCATGGTAAGCCGATGGCTGACTGCACTGCACTGTATTGCCGCAATCGTTTGTTAGACCGGCTGGTGAAATACGAGGACACGTGGATGGAACCAGAGGAAATCACGGCAATGCAGCACACATTGGATGAGTACCACAAGGTAGCTGACCCATTGCTAAGGGCACAGGCTGACGGGCGGTTGGTGGTGCTGCCATTTACCAGTGGGCGCACTTTGCTATCCAAGGACATTGACAGTCCGCGACTTATGAAGGATGTAGAGCTTGCAATTAGCTATTGTAGCAGTTGCGGAATTGTGTTTCACATGGGTTACAATGTGTTCTGCGATCTGGTGAAACATGGGAGAATTACTGCGGTAAGCGAGGAGGCGGAGAAAGCATTGGAGGCGATGAATAATGGCTGAATATCATGTTGGATGCGGCGCATTTGGGATTTACGCGGGTACACTAAACAGTAAGAACAAGAACCTATGGCAGAACAAAACGGAGTGCACCGATGAAGCCTTATGTGCTGTGCGCGACTATTTAATACAGGAATGTCTTGGTGGTCTGCACGGTGACAAGTCCTCTGGCGGCTATGAGTGGACGTTAAAAGACGGGAGAGTTGCCAAACTGCTTGTGGCGATTGAGAACGGAGGTGACAACGATGCCTGATTGTAAGGCGTGTGGAAAGTGGTTTGCTACAATGGAGCAGTGCGAGTTGTGCCCGACTTGCGAAAGAGCGTTAGAACGACTGCGCAACTACGCTGTGCCGGTGGTGCGGTGCAAGGACTGCAAGTACAGTTGCAAAGATGGAAATGGACGTTCCTGCGAAGGCTATTGGTATGAGCTGAGCGAGTACGATGTCACAGTAAAGGACGATGACTTTTGCAGCTACGGAGAAGGGAAGGACTATGATTAAAGACAGCGGAGAAAGAACAAAGTTTCCAAGCGGAGCACTCCGGGATATGCACACGGGCAAGGGACGGATGGATTTGCTCCCTTGGTTGGCTATCATGGAAGTGTCGAAGCACTGCGAGGCGGGTGCTTTGAAATACGGGGAGCATAATGTCGATAAAGGAATCCCAACCCACAGTCTGTTAGATTCCGCCATTCGCCACGCAGCAAAATATTTGGCGGGCTATGTAGATGAGCCGCACCTTGTAGCTGCGGCGTGGAACCTACTGTGGGCGATCGAGATGGAGATTGTCCATCCTGAATGCGTGGACACTCCGTGGAGGGCAGCCGATGGCGAATAAAGACGCAATGCTGGAAGCCTTGGAGGAAATCGAGAACGGTATGTGCCGCATTAAGGAGCGACGGAGCATTTGGCAGAATAGCCTTGTATATGCACTCTGCCAAGCTGTGCGGCTGCTTCTGATGGACAAGATCAAGGAGGGACGGAAATGAGAATTGACGGCAAAACCCTGCCCAACAACCCCATGAAAGCGTACCAGCAGGGAAAGCTGATAGGGACAAAGCAGAATATGGATTTGGTATCCGAAGTGCTGCTTACAAAGTTTGGATTCCATGTGCTGGAGGAAACGCCGGACAGTCACGACACCATGAGCATTGAGTATCTGCAAAAGTGCCTTGTGAAGCTGGTGAATGCAAAGAACAGCGGCTATGTGACCAAGAAAGACATTGCGGACGCTCTGCGGAGCGACTACAAACTAATCAACAACGCAGAGTGAGGAGGCGGGCATGAGCAGAAAACAAACACTGCCGTATGATGTGCGGCTTGAGTGCATCGCCTATGTCAGAGGTTATCCACGGAGAGTACAGGCATACAACGATGAACGGAGCGAGATACTGAGCGGCGGAAGCAGTGCAACGGAGGGAATGCCCCACTCTCCAGGCATTGGTAGGCCGTCCGAAAGCAAGGCGGAGCAGCTTGCCGCCATAGAAAACTGGCCGGAAACCAAGAAAATGCGGGCAGTGGAATACGCCATAGATCGATGTGGGCGGGATTTGGAGAGTGAGAGCGTCCGAAAGCAGCTTACACAGGGGATCATGCGCAACTGTCAGGGCAAGCACAAGTATTCTCGAAGTAGGATCATCGTGCCGGGGATAAGCGAGCGGACATTCAGCAGGAGAAAAGAGCAGTTTTTGCTTGACATAGCCATATATTGTGGTTTTGCAGAGAAAGTTGGCACAAATTCCACCTAATGATGTGCTACAATAGGTACAGTGGATGATAAGGCATAGCCATCCACCCGTCTTTCCACTCAACCCGTTTCCTCCATCTTATGCGCCGCCGGTATTGGGCGCACCTTTTGGCACCGAAAGGTCATACCGGCACAAACAGCCTGTAGGGAAACCTACGGGCTGTTGTTATATGCCGTGCGCTCGTTGCACCCCGCGATCAGGGGCGGGAGGTCGCACCTCCCACACGGCACAAATATATGCGGGCGGAAGCTGGGAGGAATCAACTCCGATAGTAAAATTTCGGGTTCGCAGGTTCGAATCCTGTCGCCTGCACAAGAGGCCGGGTAGCACCCGGACACTGTGAGACCGTTGTCGTCATGGCTCACATGAAAATGACAATGCTTGCTGAAAACTGCGCGTGAGGATGCGTCCTCCTTGCCATGACCGAACAGCGGCGCTTGAGATGCTTGCGGGGCCTCAAGCGGGCATGAGCGTGTGACAATCTAAGCGGGAAGACGGCCAATATGCGGCATAGGTGCCCCGTAAGGGGAGACCACAGCGAGTGACGGGGACTTTCCCCGAAGCGCTAAAGCAGGGCAGGACTGCAATGCCGTACCATCCCGGCCAGCGGGCGAGGAAGCGTAAAAAGCTAAGTATCAGGCGGCTGGTATAATTGCCAAGTTCCTGATGGCTGGTAGGAGGACGCAGCGCAGCCGGGAGCCGATAAAAAAGATCTTGCGTACCATGTTTGGCTCGGGGAGAGCCGGACACGCAAGATGTGTATGCCCGTTAGGGCGGGTAAAGTCTGCTATGTAAGGCCAAGGGGTGGGGGCTGGTAGCAAAACAGGAGGAAAGCATGGAAATCACAAAACGGCGGCTTGCAGATATTGTGCCGTATGCCGCAAACGCAAAAAGCATGATAAGAGGCAAATCAACAATGTTGCGGAGAGCATCAAGCAATACGGATTTGTGCAGCCGATTGTGATTGACCGTGACGGTGTGATCATAATCGGTCACTGCCGCGCTCTGGCGGCGAGAAAGCTGACTGCGAGAAAGGAGGGCGCGTATGGCAAGGCCAAGAAAGGAAATAGATCAGAAGCAGTTCGAGAACCTCTGCGGCCTGCAATGCACGCTTGAGGAAATCTGCGGCTGGTTTGATGTATGCTCGGACACATTGGAAACATGGTGCAAACGAACCTATAAGAGAAGTTTTTCGGAAGTTTTTGCGCAAAAGCGAGGAGCGGGGAAAATTTCACTGCGTCGGAGCCAGTGGCAGCTTGCGGCAAAGAACGCAAGCATGGCGATTTGGCTGGGGAAACAGTACCTTGGGCAGCGCGATATTGTGGAGCTGGGTTTACCGACTGACAACACGCAGGATGACGCATTGAGTGTGAGCCTGCGTGAAATGGCAAAGGAGCTTGAGAGCGATGATTAAGATTTACGGTTGCAGCGATGACCTTGTGGAAATTTACGGTAGCGTTTATAAAGAAGACGAAATCGACTGTTTTGACCATGATGTTCGTATCCGTTTTTTTGATGGGACGATTATCCGTATTGGCTATCCCAAAAAGGACTTAGGCGGTTGGTGGATTGAGGTTGAAAAACAAGGGACGGCAAAACAGGCGTTGACATTATGTGATAACGAAGATGACGATATTTATAGTGACATCTTCGAAATTGACGCGGAGATTAAAAGCCATTCTGTGATTAAGCAGAAATATCCGGACAGACCATGATTAGCCACAAGCAGAAAAAAATCCTCGCATTTCCATACAGTTGCTATGATGCCTTGATCTGCGACGGCGCTGTGCGTTCTGGCAAGACCTCTATCATGATGTGGGCGTTCGTCCGCTGGGCGATGGAGAATTTCAGCGGTCAGCGCTTCGGCGTGTGTGGACGCACGGTGGACAGCTGCACCAAGAACATCATCGTGCCGTTCACGGCGATGAGTTTGGCAAAGGAGCGCTATATCATTCGATGGAGGCGCGGTGACAAGGTGATGGAAGTCCGGCGCGGTGCCGTAACGAATTACTTTGAAGTGTTCGGCGGCAAGGACGAGGCAAGCTATACGCTGATCCAGGGCCGCACGCTGGCGGGGGTGCTGCTGGACGAAGTGGTGCTGATGCCGCGCTCGTTTGTGGAACAGGCATTGACCCGCTGCTCGGTAGATGGTGCAAAGCTGTGGTTTTCCTGCAACCCGGGAAGTCCACAGCATTGGTTTTATACAGAGTGGATCAAGCGAAACCGAGAGCGGAACGCGCTGTATCTGCATTTTGAAATGACGGACAACCCCGGCTTATCTCAAAAGACGCTGGAACGCTATCAGGCAATGTTTTCCGGCGTGTTCTACGACCGATACATTCGCGGCTTGTGGGTTGTGGCCGAGGGGCTGATCTATCCCATGTTTGACGAGAGCTGCATTGTGGACGAGCTGCCGGAAAAGGGCGAATACTATGTGTCCTGCGACTATGGCACACTTAACCCGTTTTCTGCAGGACTTTGGTGCTGGGACGGCAAGGCGGCCACGCGCATCCGCGAGTATTACTATTCCGGGCGCGAGAACCAGAAGAACAAGACGGACGAGGAATACGCCGACGAAATTAAAAAGCTTATCGGCGAGGCGGACGTCAAAAGCATTATCGTTGACCCGTCTGCAGCCTCGTTTATCGAGGTTTTGCGGCGGCGGGGCTATATGGTGCGAAAGGCCAACAACGACGTAAACAACGGCATTATGACTACGGCGCGGTTTTTGCAGGACGGCGTAATCAAGATACACCGAGGTTGCAAAGACTGCATCCGCGAGTTTGGGCTGTATCGGTGGGACGAAAAATCCGCCGATGACAGGCCAATCAAGGAAAACGACCACGCAATGGACGAAACGCGCTATTTTGCCTATACGATTTTGAAAAATAAGGCGTATAAGCGCGATTATGTCCCCATTTGGAGCAGATAGGAGTGAGAGGCTATCAAAACTTACAATGACCTTGTTGCGGTCGGAGAAAGTGACCAGGCGCGGATTGGGTTTATTCGCGGAGCAATCAACGAGCATCGAAGCTCACACGCATACAAGACGGCGGCGGATGCTGAGGAATATTACAATGGCCTGAATCCGACCATTAACCGCTATGAAAAGATCATCTACGATATGCAGGGCCGTGCCCACACGGATATGTGGACGGCAAACCATAAGCTGGCCAGCCGTTTCTTCGGCCTGGCGGTGGATCAGGAAGTTTCATATCTGCTGGGCAACGGCGTAACCTTTGCGGAGAAGGAAACGCCGAACAAGCTATGCCCGGACTTTGACCAGGAAGTCATGGATGCGGCGCGGGCGGCGAAAATCGCAGGCGTATCCTTCGGCTTTTGGGATCTGACGCATCTTCGGGTGTTCTCCCTGCTTGAGTTCGTCCCCCTCTATGATGAAGAGGACGGCGCGATGAAAGCCGGTATCCGGTTCTGGCAGGTGGCACAGGATAAGCCTATGAGAGCGACGCTGTATGAGAGCGACGGCTTTACCGAGTATTTCCAGCCTAGCGGCGAGGATATGGCCGTCATGCAGCCAAAGCGCAGCTATAAGCTGATCGAGCGCAAGGCGGAAGTCGGCGAAACAGAGATTTACGACGGCGGGAATTATCCGAGTTTCCCCATCGTCCCGCTGAAAAACAACAAGCGGTGTCTCTCCGAAATCGTCGGCAAGCGCAACACCATTGACGCGCTGGATCTGGCGTCCTCGAACATGGTTAACAATGTGGATGAGGGCAACCTGATTTATTGGGTGCTGTCTAACTGCAACGGCATGGACGACCTCGACGATGCAAAGTTTGTGGAGCGCTTGAAAACCACGCATGTTGCCCACGCCAACGGCGATGATGGCGCAAAGGTGGAGAGCAAGACCATCGAGGCCCCGTATGAGGGCACGAGCAGCACCATTGATATGCTCAAGAAGAAGCTATACGAGGATTTTCAGTGCTTTGACGCTGCGGCGGTATCTGCCGGGAACCAGACGGCGACCGCGATCAAGGCCAGCTATGTGCCGCTGGATCTGAAAACGGACAAGTTTGAATCCGAGGTCACGCGGTTTATTGTGGAAATTTTGCGTTTGGCAGGCATTGAGGATCAGCCAAGCTACACGCGCAATCAGATCATCAACAAGAGCGAGGAAACGCAGAACATTCTTCTGGGTGCGGCGTATTACGATGACGAATACATCACGAAGAAGCTGCTGACCATCAACGGCGACATTGACCAGTACGAGGACATGGCAAAGCGGAAGGCTGCAGAAGAGATTGACCGGAGCTTTGCGGAACCGGATGCGCCGGAGGTGAACGGCGATGGCGAACAGTGACCTCGGACACAAGCTGACCGATAAGGAGCTTGCGAAGCTGGAGCGGCGTATTGCAACGCTATACCGCGAGGCGGGGGAAGAACTGCGAGCTACCATCGACGCATATTTTGAGCAATTCAAAAAGCGCGACGAGGAAATGAAGGCGCTGATCGGCACCGTGCAGAACGGAAAGGAATGGACGGAGGCCGACTATAAGCAATGGCGGTTCAACCAGATCGGGCGTGGGAAACGCTATCAGGCTATGCGGGACAAGGTGGCACACCGTGTTACCGATGCAAACGCCGTGGCGGTGTCTTACACCAATGACGCAACGCCCGGTATCTACTCCCTTAACCGCAACTATGCGGCGTACACCATCGAACAGGTTGCGGGCAACGTCGGATTTGACTTGTGGGACGAGCAGACGGTGAAACGCCTAATCGTAGAGCAGCCGGGGCTGATGCCGTACTATCCAAAGGATAGAGCACTGAAACGCGGGATTGATCTCGCATACGGCAAGAAGCAAATTACGGCAAGCGTCACCAGCTCCATCTTGCAGGGAAAGAGCATCAAGCACATGGCGGATGATCTGCAAAAGCGCATTACCACCATGAGTCGCGATTCCGCCATCCGCACCGCCCGCACAGCCGTGACCGGCGCGCAGAACGCCGGACGCATGGACAGCTATGCGGCAGCGGAAAAGATGGGCATTAAGCTCAAAAAAGAATGGTTGGCTACGCTGGACGCGCGTACACGCCACTCTCATGCCATGCTTGACGGCGAACAAGTGGCGCAGGACAAGAAGTTTTCTAACGGTTGTCGTTTTCCCGGCGACCCACAAGGACCACCGTGGGAGATATATAACTGCCGCTGTACGCTGATTGCCGCCGTGGATGGGGTAGATACATCAGACGGGCTGCGTAGGACACGCGACGGGCTTATATCTGACATGACATATGCTCAGTGGGAAGCATCGAAGCAGGGATACAGCGGCAAACAGTTATCCCCATATCACATGGGGAGCGAAAAATCTGCAAAGGATGTTACGAAGAAATACATAGATTCTGCCAAGCCCCGCATGGGTAAGGTGCGATACGAGAACGGATACCGCTCCAAAACCCACAAAGAAGAAATAAATGTAGCAAATCAAATTAGAGAGCTGTTCGGCGGGAAAATTGTGCTACTGAAAGAATCGCAGACGCCAGGTATGCAAATGCCAGACATGCTGTGGAAAGGGAAGCAATGGGAAATAAAGTCGATTTCCACAGAAAAAGCCGCAGATAGCGCTCTGCGCAAAGCGATAAAGCAGATACACGGGAATCAAGGAGGGGTGATTTTTGATGTTGCCGATGGGATTGATAAGAAAAAACTAATTGATGTATTGGATGCGAGAGCAACAAGAAGCAAATCGTTTAATGCAGATATAATTGCGCTGCATAACGGGGCTGTCCTCTTTGTGCGGCGATATAAAAAATGAGGCAACCCCCCACCAGAACGGGCGGAGGATTACCTCGATAAAACGGAAACATGAGTTTCCTCATAGATAGTATATGCAATTTCCGTAAAATAGTCAAGAGGGATTTGAAAATGAGCGTTAAAATCCAAGACAACAGCAAAGAGATTTCTGCCGAAATTAAGGCGGCGCTGCTGCGCGGGCTTGAAAAGTGCGGACTGGTGGCAGAGGGATATGCAAAAAAGCTGTGCCCCGTTGACACCGGCAATCTGCGCAACAGCATTACTCATGTGGTAGACGAGCAGGAACCGGCGGCAATCATCGGAACGGATTCTGAGTACGGTGCGTATGTGGAATTAGGAACCGGCATTTACGCCGAAGGTGGCGGCGGACGGCCTACACCGTGGGTGTATCAGGACGCAAAGGGAAATTGGCATTACACGCGTGGCAACAAGGCACAGCCGTTTTTGAAACCTGCTGCCGCCGACCATGCCATCCAATACCGGAAGATATTGGAGGACGAACTGAAATAGGAGCTAATTGCTTACAAATTGTATGCAGTTGGCTCTTTTTGTTAATTACCGCAAAGGACAGCGGTTTTTATAAGACTATCGTTTCCGAAGGAACGGAACCGAAGAAAAGGAGATAGTGTCATGGCACTTACACGAAAACTTTTGAAGGGTATGGGGCTTACCGATGAGCAGGTTGATACCATCATCGAGGCGCATACCGACACCGTGGACGGCCTAAAGGCGGATGTGACCCGCTACAAGGCCGATGCGGAGAAGCTGCCCGGCGTTCAGAAGCAGTTGGACGACCTCAAGGCAGCGGGTGACGGCGGTTACAAGGAGAAGTACGAGAAGGAACACTCGGCCTTTGAAGCCTTTAAGACCGACATCACGGCAAAGGAAAGCAAGGCGGCAAAGGAAAAGGCCGTGCGTGCTTACTTTGAGAGCAAAAACATCACCGGCGCGAATTTGGACCTTGCGATGCGCGGCTGTGTCGAAGAAATGGCCGCATTGGAGATGGACGGCGACAAGATCAAGGACACCAAGAGCCTTGATGCGCTCGTAGACGGCACCTACAAGGGGCTTGTCTCCACCACACAGACGCACGGAGCGAATCCCGCCAACCCCCCGGCAAACACCGGCGGCGCAAAATCCCGAGAGGACATCTACAAGAAGGACGATAAAGGCCGCTATGTGATGTCTACGGCGGAGCGCCAGAAAGCGCTTGCCGATCTGATGGCAAGCGAAAATAACTGATTTTTTGAAAGGAGCTATTTATGGCTGCGAAAACTAACGTAACAACTTCTGCACAGTTTACCACTTCCGCCCGTGAGGTGGATTTCGTGTCCCGCTTCGCCGATAACTGGGACGCACTGCGTAACATCATGGGCATTATGCGCCCCATTCGCAAGGCCCCCGGCACGAAGCTGGTTTCCTACAAGGCCAGCGTGGACGGTGGCCTCAAGGGCGGCACCGTGGCAGAGGGTGACGAGATCCCCTTCACCAAGATGAAGGTGGATCCTGTTGCCTACGGCGATATCGACATTAACAAGTACGCCAAGAGCGTGACCATCGAGAGTGTCGCAAAGTACGGCGCTGACGTTGCCGTGGAGAAGACCGACGAGGCTTTCCTTGTGGCCCTGCAGAACAAGGTCCTGACCGACTTCTACACCTTCCTCGGTACCGGCACTTTGAAGGTGACCGAGAAAACGTGGCAGCGTGCTCTGGCTATGGCTAAGGGCAAGGTGCTGGACAAGTTTGCCGGTCTGGATAAGGACGTGACCGAGGTGGTGGGCTTTGCCAATATCATCGACGCTTACGATTACCTGGGCGACAAGGAGATCACCGTGCAGACGATGTTCGGCATCAACTACGTGGAGAACTTCATGGGCTACCGCACCATGTTCCTGCTGCCCGAGAAGTACATCGCCTCCAAGAAGGTGATCGCTCTGCCCGTGGAGAACATCGACCTGTACTATGTAGACCCGAGCGACAGCGACTTTGCCAAGCTGGGGCTGAATTACACCGTGAAGGGCGAGACCAACCTGATCGGCGTCCATGTTGACGGCGATTACAGCCGCGCCACGGGCGATATGTACGCCATCATGGGCATGAAGCTGTGGGCTGAGTATCTGGACGGCATTGCCGTGGCTACCGTTTCTGTGGCCGGCGCGGGCTAAATAGGAGGGCAGCGTAATGCTTGAACAAGTCTTACGGCACTTGAACAACTGGTTCCTTGTGGAGATTCACGAGGGCACGTTCGCCGTGGAGAACGGCAGCATTGCGCTGCCCTTTCTCCTGAACAATCAATATTTCCGCATCTGCGGCTCTGTGTTTAATGACGGTCTGCATCAATATCCGGCGGCTGACCTTACGGATGAAACCTTTACCGGAACGGTGTGGGTGTTGGCTGTTCCGAAGGCTGTGGTTTTGCTTGCCGAAGATATCGCCGCGTGGGAAGAAAAGAACGGTGAAGCCGTTTTAAGCCCGTACACGAGCGAAAGCTTCGGCGGGTACAGTTACACAAAGGCAAGCGGCGGAAATGCCGACACGAGCGCCGGGACGGGCTGGCAGGGCGCTTTTAAAGGCCGGTTAAATGACTGGCGCAAGCTCAAGGGGGTGGAACCGTGAGTTTACTGGACGATTTTTCCCACAAGTGCATTTTGATGGAGAAAAAGCGCACGCCTGACGGAGCGGGCGGCTACATCACCGCGTGGGAAGAGGGAGCGGAGTTCCTCAATTACCAGTCTCTTGACACATCGATGGAGGCGCGAAAAGCGGAAAAGGACGGTGTTACCTCGGTATATTCCGCACTGGTCAATCAGCGCGTTCCCATCGAGTACAACGATTATTTCCGCGATACGGAAACGGGGATTACCTATCGTGTGACCTCGAATCCCGAGGAAAAAGCTGCGCCAAGGTCTGCGGGGGCGACCGTCCGAGCACTGAAATTCTTCACCGCCGAACGAAAGGAGCTGCCGAAATGACAAAGGACAAGGCACTCCATGCGTGGTTTTCCCAATTCCTCCCGTCGTATCCGACCTCGAATGTGCCGGAAGACGCGACCTTTCCGTGGCTGACCTATGAGCTTATCACCGGATCATGGGAGAGCGGCGAAATCGCGCTGACGGTCAGCCTTTGGTATTACACCGAGAGCGAAGCGATGCCCAACGCAAAGGCACAAGAAATCAGCGACGCAATCGGCATGGGCGGCTGTATGGTCGCCTATGACGGCGGAGCAATGTGGATCAAGCGTGGCTCCCCGTGGTGTCAGAATATCGCGGACGAAGGCGATAAAAACTTCAAGCGGCGGTATCTCAACATTACGGTTGAGTTCCTGTCGCAAAACTGATGAAAGGACAACGACATGAAATTTACCAAGATTCCTGCTGATACTTTTCAGAAGCTTCAGATTAACGCCGGTATTCTTACGACCGACTTCACACCGGCTACCGGCACCATCGGCGAGGCGGGGCAGATCGGCGCAACGACCGGCGGCATTAGCTATAGCGCAACGCCCACTTATAAGGACTATGGAGAGGACATCGACAACTGCCCCAAGAATACCAAGGAGCTGATAGAGGTGGACAGCTGGGAGGCAAAAGCCAGCGGTACATTTGCAATTGCAGATACTGCAATTGCTAAGAGCCTCTGCGGGGCGGCGGATATCGATACGGCAGATGCCACCAAGATCACACCGAGAAACTATCTCAAGGATTCCGACTTTAATGACATTTGGATTGTGGGTGACTACTCCGATATGAACGGGGAAACAAATGGAGGCTTTATTGCCATCCATCTGATGAATGCGCTTTCTACGGGTGGATTCCAAATGAAAACAGCTGACAAAGCGAAGGGACAGTTTGCTTTTGAGTACACCGCTCACTACTCCATGAGCGCACAGGACACTGTGCCATTTGAAATCTACATCAAGGCCGGTACGGCGGAGGCGTAACACCATGAAACTGTCAAAAATTAAAGGGGAGCGAGTGTTTGATGTTATCGCAGACATTATCAATCCTATTGCCAACATAGCCGAGGACAAAGAAGCCGCAGCGTTGTTTCAGCGGCAGAAGCTCCCGGATGGCGTAAATGCAAAGGACTTTGTGTTGGCAAGGGTTAAGAAATCTGCTCCGCTGCTTTTGCGTGGACACAAGAAAGATCTGATTGCAATTTTGGCGGCTGTGGAAGGCGTGACTGCAAAAAAATATGCCGCTGGGCTGACGCTTGCCAAGTTGCTGGTTGATGTTACTGAGCTTATGACGGACGAGGCCTTTACGGACCTTTTTACATCTGCGCAGACCGAGACGGCAGAAACGCCGTCCGGCTCTGTGCAGGAGAATATCGGGGAAGCCAAAGAGTAAAGCCATTTCTGGCATACTGTGTAGCGCGGTACAAGCAGGATGCAGAAGAAAAAGCATATCGAATTTATTCTGCTGACCTGCTTAAAGCAATATGCGAGCGATGCGCAGGCGTTTCAATCGATAAGCGATATATTGAAATTATAGATGTGAGCAAAAAAGACAATCGCTCCTGTGAAGAAATCACCAGCGATATTGTCAATCGTTGCGGGTTACAAGTTAAAAAAGCCGCCCCGTGAAGGGGCGGCGGGCGAATATGCGTTACTTGAGGACATAATCAGAAATCATTCTTCCGATTTTCCCGATGTCTGTGGCTCCCTTAAACTCGAA